CTTTACAGCACAAATTCCTGCCATTGGATCTACGTTAAAATCCAGCCCAATCAACAAAGGCATTAAATGTAAATCAACAGATTCACTGGAAATATTCTCATCAGCAAAGCTAACAGCTACCAAACCAGTAAGATTTTCAAAACTGGCTTCAAATTCTTGTCTAAATGTTCTCCCATCTAATTGACCCCTAGCAGCTTCAACTTCTTCTTCTGCTACATTACCCCCCTCTATTGTTGTAAAACTCCATCGTTGCCAATCATCTCTATCGGTTTCACCACAAAAACACCACATATCATAAAACCAGCTAGCAGTTCCATCTGGTGTACTAATAAATAAAGCCCATCCCTGCTTATCCGCTAAAGCTGGCCTAATAACTTCAGCCCATACATCTCTATCCATAAACGCAGCTTCATCTAAAACAACACCTGATAAACTCCTACCTCTTAAAGCCATCGCATTTTCAGTTCCTTTCAACTCAATAGTTGATCCATTTATTAATTCTATTCTCAAATCTGTCTCATTTTTAGATTGCACCCAGATCTTAGGCACTAACCTCTTCAACTCCTTCCATGCAATATCTTTCGCCATTCGATATGTCGGAGCACAATAGAAATATGTCTCCCCTGGTCGATTTATCGCTCCACGAAGTAGTTCTATGCAAGAAAGATAGGACTTTCCAAATCTTCGCCCAGCTACAAGCACTCGAAATCTTTTATTGCTATTGAAAACTTCGCCCTGGGCATACCTTAAATTTATTTCTGGTGCGGTTTTTACGGCCATATACTAAAAAATAACAAATTTTTCAACTAATACCCCCTATTTATAGCCTAAATTGACTTTTC